GGAAAATGCGGCCTGCATCGGAGGTGTTTTGCGTAATAGCCTCATAATCTGCTGTAAAATCTAACTCAGAATCATTTGAAGCAGAATCACTTTCCCAGGCTTGACTAAATTCTACATCTGAAAATAGCTCGGACAAACCATTAATTTGGCATAATCGCAACACCTCGTCCTCCTCCATCCCCAGTTCCTTACAAATGCGGGCAGTTTTCCAGTTGCGAGCTTTTAATTCTAGTACAATCTCAGACATAGCATCAACACTGTGCGTCCCGCGAGCCCTATTGTGCCGGATAGTTGAGGCCATTCGATTGTTACGATCTTGCTGCCGGTCTCGAACTGTAGTCACGGGCACGTAGCCCATAAGCGTAGCCGCCACCTTATCCGATTCTCTTGCTACTTTACTACGGTGAAAACCGTCGATAATCTCTCGGCCGGTTTCCGTTATCCAAGACACAATGGGCTGTGTGTAGCCGTCTTCTAGAATAGAAGTCTCCAGCAACTTTAACTCGGTGGGCGCGACAGAGTTGGGGTTGTAATCGTTTCGTTTTACGGAGTCGATAGGCTCCCACAGCACCAGGTCTATCGGGTGATCTTTCATAGGGGAGTGTTGATGAAGTTCCGTACGAATCGCGTTGATGACTTTGATTTTTTCGTCTGAAGTTAACTCATCAATATCTTTGAATAAATCTGCGCATTTGGATAGTAAAGTCATTGGACCTCCTTAAGATACGTACAGAATATCGGACCTGGGGACGAGGGTCAAGAACCTTTTAAATAAGTAATTGCTTTTTCCATGACTGAAACGTTGTCTTCGAAATAACCAATGGCTGAGTTGCAAGCGCCACAGAGAAGGCCACGAACTTTACCGGTAGTGTGGTCATGGTCCACATAGAGACGCCCACGCTTTTGGGTCTCGTCGTGCTTGTGGCCACAGATTTTACAGCCATAGCGTTGCTCGGCCAACATACTTTGGTATTCGCTAGACGTTAACCCGTAATGGCGCTTAATCTCATTAGCGTGCTGTTTTTCGGGATTACTTGCGCGCCACTGCGCGGCGTAGTTATTATAAGCGGACTTATTTTTACTGCGCCATTCGTAAGTGTCTTTTTTGCAACACTCTTTACATTTGCAACGGATGCCAATGGCCCGTTTAGTGTCTTTAAAATATTCGGTGAAAGGTTTCTCAATTTGACATTTAGAGCACACTTTGGTTTGCATAAAGCTTCCTATGCCCTAAGAATAGCACAGATTGCCTATTACGCAAAAAAAGCCAGAAAGTTTCCTTTCTGGCTTAGAGTTAGCCGTTGCTAACTAGTTGGAATCAGGCCGACAGTTGAACGACACAGTTCCAGCCAGGGGCTGAACAGATTAAATTCCCGTAGTACGCAATCCGAATCTCCAACGCGTCAGCGGTTCCAACGCGCAATCCTTCCAAGCCCTCCATGCCATAAGTGAGAATATGAGGCACTTTGCCCAAGCTTCTCAGTTTCCAGGTGTTCATCGTCAACAGGTAGGCCGTTTGCGGGGGGCAGCTACGGTCGGCAAGCACGGTCACGCGGCCATAAGCCGATTGGAACGTGATACCTTCGAAAGCCACTTCCACTTCGTCATGATTGACTTGAACGTATTGCACTTTAGCGCCAAGGGCGTTAACGAGTGCAGCATACGAAGCGAAGTCCATGATGCAAAGGTCGGGTTTGCCACCTTCACGGTTCAAGAACGCCAGGGCGTTCGTCATGCCTTCTTCGATCGTGTAGGCTTGCGCGTTGAAACGGCAGCCAGCAAGACGAGTCGGGTCAGTCGAACGGTTAACTCCCCAGAAGCTGTCCGTCGGAGGAGGCGTAGCGGTCGGGATCCACGCACCGAGGCCAGCAAGACACTCGCTCGAGCTGGTGTTGACAGTACCAGCGACGATATCGCCAGAGATGCCAAGGCCGTTTCCAGCAGTCGTCCACGAAGCATCAATAGCCGACGCTTGGATCGTGATGACGCCGGTAGCGCGGTTGACAGACGTAACGAGGCCCGTCGTTGCCGAAAGAGCCGAAATGACGCCAGCCGCATACGAGTAGTTTACCAAAAGCATGTTGACTTCGAATTGCACGACTTGTTGGATATTCGCCAACGTGATCGTGTAAACCGAGCCAGCAGCCGTAGCCGAACCGATGAAACCGCGCGTGCCAGAACCATCTGAGAACAGTTCGAACGCGATGTTGTTCGTCAAGTTACGGAAACCACCGTCCATTTGGAGTTTTGCAGCGTCCACAAACGCGCCCGCGTTCGTTTTCGTCTGTTCCATAAGGAGGTTGGTGATCGTAACGAGTTGGTAGTCTTCGATCACATAGACGAAGAAGCTAGCCAATTGGCTCGCAGTTTGTTGGTTCTGAGCGTTCGCGAAACTATGCGAACGGCCCTGTGGCGTTCCAACCTCGATCGGTACCAAATGGGCTTATTAGCCCTGTTATCGGCCGGCTTTTTATCCGACCTTCTGATACTTATTAGTGTACTTTATTAGGTTTAGCATTGTTTGAACATTTTCTTCAAGCAAGCCAAAAGCCCGGTTACACTTAATGCAGAGAACGCCTCTAGGGTTTTTAGTACCGTGGTCGTGATCCAAAGCCATAGCAACTTCTTTTCCACGCCACAAAACCTTTCGATTTTGTCCACAACCTGCGCAAACACCGCCTTGTTCTTTTAACTTGGCGTCGAAATAGGCGGAGCCTACTCCATATGCTTGCTTCAGCTTTGTATCCCTTATTTTTTCGGGATTCCGGTTACGGTAGCTAGTTACCCTAGCTTTTACGACTTCTTTATTTTCGTCGTAATATTGTTTGCGTTTCTTTTTGACACACTCTTTACATCTGCTTTCTTTGGCAGATGTATAAAATTTGTCTAAAGATTCAAACTTTCCGCAACCCGTGCATTTTTTCGTATCAGTTCGGCGTACATCATCAAGAATTTTCATCTTGTTCTCCACTCTTGGCACTATTTTATTCTAGCATTTTTAGGGGCTAGTTTCAAGTACTACGCTCTACGGTGGCTCAAAATCGTTACTGTTTGAGCTTACCTCGGGATTGGCATTTCAGCTTCCCCCGATACTGGAGAATTTTACATTCCCATACCTCTAGGAATGTATTTTCCCGCGAATCCGTCCAAATATCAACTAGTTAGTTGTTTTGAGCGGGAAAATAAAGCCCCGACGGTTAGGAAGGGCTTTCGTTCTTGGGCAAAAGGGCCAAGAACGGGTTTTCTTTATAGACAAGGTCCTTCATGTATTCCTTGTCGTCCGTGTACAATTCTTTAAGTGCCGCAATCTGGTTGGCACTATTAGCGTAAACAGCAGCCATTGGCTACTCCTATTAGTTAAGTTATAGATATTGCTTAGTAACGGGTTTTATCGATGTCGTTACTTTAGCTCCCCACGAAATGCTAGAATGGCACGTTCCTTCGCGCTGAGCGGCCGAGAAGTACTTGCGGCATTAGATAGGGTCTTCATCGTTTGTGGCTGCCGTTGAGCAGAGGCGGCTTGTTGCTGAGCCGGTGCTTTAGTGCTTGTCTGCGCAGACGATGCACTAAGGCGTTTCTTAATCTTGTCAATCTTTGTAAGCTTAATCGCCTCTTCCAAGAGGTAGTCCTCTACCATCTTGGCGGCTTCTTCGACACCAAGGAGTGTCCCGTCTTTACGGTATGTCTCTTCGATGAGTTCGACGACGTCGTTGACTGAGTTGGTGGCTTTCACCGTCTCAAACTCAGGGTCTGTATAGACGAGTTTCTTAGCATCTTCCCGTATTTGCTTCACTGCGGCATCGTATTGAGCCTGTTGTTGGGCTTGCTGGCTTTTCTGGCCGTTCTCGTTAGCTTCTTCGAGTTGGCGAATCTTAGCCTCAAGGCGGTTGATCGTAGCGTCAACACGTGGGTCCGAGGGCTGTTGGTTGAGGATTGCTTGGGTGAGTTCGTCGTATGACAGGCCAGCTTCAGCGAGTGCTTGCAGAGGGGAGGTCTTGAGTATATCCTTTTGGATATACTTAGATAGATCAGTAGAGGGAGCCATAGCCTTAGAGGCTAATTCGGCCTCTTTAGCTTTAAGGGCGTCTTCGCGCGCCTTAAATGCTTGCTCTTGTTGACGAGCTTTTTGCCGGAGTGCGCGCTCGCGACGGGCGAGCTGCTCATATACCGGATCAACGGGCTTCTCTTCTGTGGCTTCAATGGTATCCGGTTGTCCCAAATCCTCTTGGATTGGTTCCGGTGCTTGCGCACGTGGTGCAATGGCGCTCATCTCTTCTGGGGAGATATTGGTGGCATCTCGCACCGGTAGCTCTTGCGCTTGGCCTTGCTTCGGTGCCGTCGGTGCGGGGGCTTCTGAGGCTTTGTGGAAGGCTGCTATAGCCGCTGTGCGCTTTTCTGCGCCTGAGTTAAGAGAGATCGTAGGCGTGCCCGTAGGCGCAACCTTGGGTTGGATGTTCATTTTCGTTCCTTTGTATGTTAGCTAGCTTGCATTTATTGTTGTGGAGGCTGTGATGGGCCGCCTGGAGCATTAGGTAATAGGGGTGAGGTTGGAGGAGCTTGGGGGGAGGCCAGAGGCGCTGCGCCTGGAGCACCCGCCATCGGAGGCGGCTGTGCCGCTTGCAACAAGTCCAACACTTGTGTGTAAAAGTCCCTAAGCAATTGTAGCTTGGACTCTTCAAGTTTGGCAGGGCCGTGGAGGTTGATATACTGCACCACAGTCGTCTTGGCGAAGGCGAGGTCCATGAACGGATCTGGTGGGGAGTATTTGCCTGTCTCGACGATATCGTCCAAGACCTTGAATATGCGCTCTTGGCCAGCGTTAGCAAGCTTTTCGACCTGAGAAAGGTCCGGGTAGTCTAAGAGTCTGCGTGCTTCCTGGAGCGTTATCATCCCTGCTTGCGCCATTTCTGTCACTTTGGCGAGGCGGCCAGCTGGGTCTTTGGGGAGAGATGACTGCGTGAGGCACTGGATAATAAACTTATCCATGATGAGGGTAGCTTTGGGAAGGTCAATCTCTTTAGTGCCGTCTTTAGCGGGGTACACCGTGGAGTAACGGCCTGTGCGTTCTGCGATATCCTTAGCTAAATCAATGACTTGGTAGGCAAGATCAACATAGAAGTTATCATAACGACGGCTGAGAGAGGCAAAGCGGTCAGTGGAAATGTCATCGTAAGTGCGGATGGCTTCGCCAGAGTCAAGGCCCTGCGGCTTCTGTGACGATGCCTGGAGGGCGCTGACGCCACACTGCTGGTACCCATAGGCGATGAGCTTGTCGCGCTCTGCATACAGTTCTGGAGCGTTAGAGGGAGCGACTGTATATTCGGGCGGTGTTCCCCTATACTTTACTATAACTCCAATCATGTTGTTATGGGAGGCGGTAGATATCTTGGAGCTCTCTTCTTGGAAGATGCGCGGTACGCCTACCAACTTAATAGCTTGGCTGATGGTGTACAGGATGGAATTAAGCTCCATTTGCGTACCCATGAGCTGTTCTGCTACACCTTGAGCCCAGAAGCCGGCAAGCCTTGGGGCGTAGTGCAAGAAGACGAAGGGAAAGCGGTCTTTGGTGTACTCTTCGTCTATAAGTGAGCCGGTGGAGATGGCCATAATGCGACGGCCGTCCCTAGTGTTCTTACCTGAGCGAAGGTGCCAGCCTTCGACCACCATGACTAAGTCTGCCACTGATTTCGCAGTGTTAGCAGAGTTGTCGGGCGTTCCTTTGGCGGCTAGCTCAATCTTGTCTTTGTGCTCAGGGAAGTTGGCTATAAGGACGCGTCGGTCGATTAGTTTCAGTTGGTATAGTTGGCGAGGGTCACCGTCTCGGGCTTCTACTTGGTCGACAAGCAGCTCGGTAAGCAGAATGCGTTCCATACCGACGCGTTCGTCTGGCGTCTCGAGAATCTTGATGCATCCGGTGCCTTCGACAAGGGAGTCTCGAAGGATCATAGTGCCTAGGTCATAGGCTTTACAGTTGTAGAACTCGCCAGAAATGAAATTGTTAAGCTTTTCCGCGAGTTTACGTTGTTTGTAGTCGCCATTCTCGGTAAGGAAGTCAGGCTGAGGACGGGATTGCGAGATGCGAGATACCAGGGTGTCGGTTACCGATTGCACTAGGTTGAACGTGGGGCGTTCTGTGGGCATGCCAGAGGTTTGGTCAATCTTAGAGTTATTCTGGCCAATGAAGTTATATAGGCTGTGGTTGCCATAGAGACGAGCATATATGGCCGCCATACGGTAGCGCTCAGCTTGGCCTTCTTTGAGATAGGCGGCATAGGTGAGCATCTCAGCGGCAGCTTTGTCGCTGTTCTTCTCCGGCCACCAGGGGTTGAGAGTTGACTCTTCATCAACAGCTTTCGTTTTGAAGGTTACGGACCTGCGCTTGGCGCTTGTATCCTTGGGCGTTACCTTCATTGACTGCCCCCAGCGCTATAGAAGAGCATGTCTTCTGCGGAAAGCTCATCGGTCTTAATGATATCTGGCACTGTGGCGGGGTCCATTTCCCAAGGCTTGGGGATTGCACCGGGATCCAGGCTAATCTGCACGTCTTTGGTCTTGCGTACGTATTGATTAGGTACAGGGCCTAATTGCAGCTCTATGCCTTCAAATTTCAGAGATGCCACCCCGGTCTTGCGACACAGGGCTATTAGTTTCGTTAACTCTTTAAGAGTCATAACTACCTTGAAATAGGAGACTTTTTGGACATCTTGCGGCGGATAGCTGCGATCATTGGCTTTTCGTGTTCGTCTTCGTCATGGAGCTCTCGGCCGTCTTCGTCGTCTGTCGTGCTGTGGTAAGAGCTCATGCCTTCATCGTAGTTTTCTTTAAGCGCAGCGTCTTCGTTCTGCTCATAAAAACCATTAGGCTGTTCCATTGAGTTTTCGTCGAGGTCAACTTCGCCACCGTCCGCGAACCTATGGCGCTTGGCCATAATGGCGCTGGCGATAGAGGCGTGGTGCTCCTCTTCTTCCTCAGGCATAGCCGAAACTTCGCCACCGCGAGCCTTAAAGATGATGGCACCATATCCTTTATCGGGGCGGTCTTCGTAAGCACCGTCAACGTCACCACCGTGGGCGTACTTGGTGGTGACGGTTAAAGGTTTACTTGCGCCTTCGCCATAATGCGGGTCATCGCCTTCATCATACGCTTTAGACAATTTATCGTGATGAGCTTTATAACTAGGATCGTTTGCCATTCTTTCGGCATGTTTTTTTAATTTGGCTTTATTTTGTTTTCCAGGGGAGCCAGCAGTAGGGTCATTTGCCCAATCGTAATCAGGGTGGCTCTTGTCAGATAAGTCCCTAACTTTGCCGCCTTTAGCGAAGTGGTCGGCCATGTACTCTTCTTCGCCAGGTCCCATTTGATCGTCGTCTTCTTCGAGACCGGCTGGGTGCTCAACTTCGTCCTCTTCGGCCCGTTTCATTGAGACTTCTTCGTTGATCATTCCGCCTTCAGCCATCATCTTCATTGGATGAACTTTGGGGCCTTGGCGGTCAGGACGCAGCTCGTCGTCACGCTCATAGGGTTGCTCATCTGGGGAGGCCGGAGGATCTCTTTGAATAAAGTCGGCCTCTTCTCGTTCCATTGCGCGGCCCATAGCATCTATAGGACGCGCGCGGACTACGCTAGAGGCAGCCATTTTGGCGGCATGAATTGGCTGGAGCTTAGGACGAGGGCCCATGGAGGCGGCTCGTTCAGGAGCGCGGTCGGTCCAACTGTCGTGGCCCGGGGCTTTGTCGCCACTGTTCTGCATAAGGTCGCGAGAATCGTTATAGCGCTTATTAGGCATAGGACGGCTTTCGGTCTTAGCCGTAGCTAAACCACCTTCGGCCATCTTTTTGGGGTGCTTGCGCTTAATGCTATAAGCAATGGCCAAGGCTTGAGGCTGAGGCTTTCCCGCCTTCATTTCAGTCGCAACGTTCTTTGAAAAAGCTTTTTTGGACTTTCCAGGCAGTAACGGCATGATTATTATTCACCCTCAGATTCGTTAATATGTGGACCCTCGGTATGAGGTTCTGCGTCTAATACTTCAAACATGTCTTTAAGCGCTTCGGCAAGGGCTTTGGCGTCTTTAGTGCTCACAGCGCGTAGAATATCCTCTGCGATACCGTGGGTTTCGTCGTATTGCTCGGTCTCAGGAGCTTGTGCTGACTCGTCACTGTCCGGCTTGCGGTAGGTGGTCATAATGCCCGCTTGGGCTTTTGGTTTCATAAAGGGCAACAAAGTGAACCTCCGTTGGGCATCAGTATTGATTTTAGTCCCAAGTCCACTACTTTTTGCCTAAAATCCACTGGTTTGTGGGGTTTTCGTTGTATTTATCTGCGCTTTCCTGTAAATACCCGTCCATTTCACACTGCCACATCTTTTCGGACTGTTCCTTAGCCCACTCTCGGCTGCCATAGACGGGGCCTTTCTTGGGGGCTTCATAGGTATAGGCGTAGGTGAGCTTAAAGGCGTACAGAACAGCGTCGATAATGTCGCTATGTGGGTGTTTTTTAACAATAATTTTGTCTGGGCGGGTTTTGTCCCAGTCAATCTGTACCAGGTAGCTATCTTTAACAAATCGAGAGTCTTTTCGCGCCTTAAACTGACCTAACCGTAGGGCATCATTGAGCAATTCGACATTTGACTGCTTCTCTGTCTTCTCCGCTGCCTCGACGTGGATGAGATGGCGTCTACGCAGCTCTTCGCCTATCTTTTTGCCGAGAGCGCCTTCGTCCATAACGATCTTAGTGGCGTCGTACTTCTTTTGGAAAGCCTTTATGCAGTTGGTGAGGTCGGTGATGTCCTGCTTAGGTGCTACAAACTCTTCGACAAGATATACGACTTTAGAAACGTCAGACCATCCAAGGACGGCTATGGCGTCTGCGTCCTTGTAGCCGATATCGACGCCAATGATGTACTGCATCTTCTCTTGGGGCAGCTGGGTAAAGTCGTTCTGGACCTCGTTATAGCGCACCCATAGGCTGTTGACGTCTAACACCCATTGGTTACGCCACTCTCGTTTGAGCGTCGGATTGCTCTCGTCCCATTGGTTTTTTGTCTTGATTTCGTCAATGATTTTAGCAGGATCGGGCATGTGAGGGTTGTCGAGGATGGTCCAACCATGGCGGTTATAGCCATATTTGCCGTTCATGGTGGCTTCAAAGAAGTATCCAGCTGGGACGGGGCCGGGGGTGCCCGTCATGGCTATCCATGAGTCAGAGTAGTCAGCAATAGCGGGCATAAGGACATCATCTATGAGGGACTGTAAGTGGGGGCCCATATCCTGCGCTTCGTCAATACCGATACCTGGGTATTTGCGTCCTCGAAGGCGCTTAACGAAGTTTTTCTGGTCGGCACCATAGAGCACTAGGGAGGAGCCGTTGGGGTGGCGCATGGTGAGTTTCGACTCCAAGAAGTCGCAACCTAGTCGGTACTTGTCGTTAATCTCGATAAGGACGGGCCAAAGGATTTCGCGGGCAGATTCGCGAGTAAGTGCGAGGTAAAGGCACTGGGCCTTTGGGTGCTTCTCTAGAGTCTTAAAGAACTTGATGGCAAGACCTGTGGTTTTACCAGAACGACGGCCGCACTGAGCCGTTAGGAAACGGCTAGGATCTTCAATGAAGGCGTTCTGTTGCGGGAACTGCCCACTTAGCTCTACTTGGTTACCGGTGATCTTGGAGGATCTGCGGTTAAGCTCAGCTTGGATTTCCTTCTTGCTTATCGGTACTGACATCTGTGTGTATCGCCTTTAACTCGTCATCGGTTTTGTCTTTAAGGAGTTTTTCGCCCCTGTCAGACAGCTCAAATAGCAGTTTCACGGTGTCTCTTAAGTCGCGGGCTAAGGGCGCTTCCAACTTGCCCTTGGCCGATAGTATCAAAAGGTTAGTCATTTCGCGGTGTAACGCTACAAGGCCCTTATCAATTAGGCCAAGGATTGAGACCTCAGAGACAAGAATATCAGGTGCCTTTTGTGCTGGCGCCTGCATTACTGTCGTCGAGGGCTTAGAAACGTGCTTCATCAATGCACCGTAGCCTTGGGAGCGAGCGTTAAGATATCGTCCTTCTCAGGAAGAGGGCCGGGAGGGCAGCTAAAAGTGTAAACATTACCATCAGATGGGATGCGGTGTGTATCCACCGTCCTGCGGTAAGGGTCTACGCGAATAACTTTGAACTGCCCTTCTACAGCTTTCATTTTTTAACTGGGACTGCCACAGCGGCTTCGGGTTCAAAAATAATGCTGGAAACGTTACCGCTGGGGATGAAGCCCTCTACACCCTTGCAACGGAAGTAGACACCCTCGTTGTAGTATAAGAGTTCCATGACGCCAAGGGTTTTTCCGCTATTGGCGTCGATAGCTGGGCCGATTTGCCCAAGGCCCGGAGCATGGGCGACCGCATGCATACGGACTATTTTGACTTTGCGACCATTAAGCGTTTGCATCAGAAGCCTCCACAGGCGCTTCCGTAGGAGCGGCTTTCGAGTCCAAGTCTTTGCGCGAGAAGGCTTCTTGGTTCAAGGCCAAGATCTTCTTCTTCAGCTCCTCAGCCTGCGACTGAGAGGCAAAAATCTGGTACTCCAATTGCCCAAGGTCGAAAGCGGCTTTTTGGTATTCTTGTTGAATGGCTTCGAGGGGGCGCGGATCAGCTGGCTTGAGGCTCACTTTTTTTCCTTTGAAAGTCGATTTAGCAGACATGATATCTCCTATGATAGTTTAAATGGGTTGAAAATGGTTCCGGGAAGCTTAGGTAATAGTTGCAGGCCAAGTTTGGTTAGATGTGATACCGAGGCTGGGTGCGATGGCATAATGCGGCGAGCAATGCCTTTCTGTCGCCAGACACTTTTGACGTATACAAAGTGGGCGATTTGAGCGTCTTTGCTAAGCACGGAGTACCCCAAGATGACGTCTGGATCTTCTTTTTGACAGGCGATTACCACTTCTACTGTACCGCCTGTGAGCAATTTGTCAAGGGCAGGGCTATAGGCATCCATAAAGACAGCTTTGGGTATTTTGGAATACCAGCTGTCTCCGTAGTACAGCCCGCGAAGCCAAGTCGCCTTAATAAAGGCCATGTCCGTTTCTGGCAGGAAGCTGCGTACAGTGTATAAGGCGTCAATACTGCTATTGGACACCGGGGGCCTCTGGGTAGACATACTTAAGTCTCATTGCGCGCTCAAGCCTGTTGATTACCTTCCAAACGTATGTGCGGCTGATTTGGGCTACGGGGTTGGTTTGGTTGAGTAAAAACACAATTTTTCGCATACTTATGGCGTTTGTATGGTATTCCCAAATAATGCGTTCTCTAGCGTTCTCAAACTCATTCTCATTTAAAAACTGCTCTGCCATGCTGTAATACTGCCGCTTAATCTCGGAAAGCATAGGGTTTGAGTTCTCGAAGGTAGCAGCGGAAGTGCGCTTTAGCGTCGCCTCGTTGACTTCGATATCCTCGAAACCATCGCGTTTTAGTTTTTCATACCAAAACCGCTGGAGTTGCTTGAAGTCAGACTTTTTGCTCATTGGTTGATTCTGGGGTTGTGGCTGTCGCTGCTACTTGTTTTTGGGCTTCTTGTTGCTTCGCCCGGATTTCTTGGAACACAGAGGATGCGACTTGATTAGCGGCCGCTTTATGCATGAGCTTCACAAACTCATTAAGTGGGACGCGGGAGGCATTAGGCTTAAGCTCCAGAATCTTGGATGCAAGTACATAGCGCATTGAGTCTTCGTCCGCAATAGAGCCAGAAAGGGAGATGATCTTGGTCGCCCAATCGTTAAACTCCGACTTGCCGAGCGGAAGTCGGGTAGGGAAGTAGGAAAGCATCTTTGCCTTAAGGAATGTCAATTTTTGTTTCATTCTGATACCTCTGAATACTACAATAGCACAATTTGGACAGGTGTCAAGCGGTTTTAAACGTCGGCTAAGGTTTTTCCGACCTTGGGGACCGCCTCAAGGTCAATAGACTCAAGTTTGACGGTGTTCTCCATGGCGTCCTGGAGCAATAGTGAGACGGCCTCAGCATCGGCTTCTGGGCACTCTACCACCAAAGAATCATGGACCTGCACAACGACCTTGGCGTCAATGCCTAACTCTTTGATATTATTGCAAAATTGTATTACCGCCCTGTTGATAATAGATGCACCTGTGGACTGGATGCGGTGGTTGACGGCTAGGTTCAGCATCTTGCGGGCTTCATAGGGCAGTTCATGGTGCTCTGTAGTGCCGTACATCTTCTGTATGCGCATTGCGTCGGGCATTCTGCGCTTACGTCCGAATAAGTTGGTGACAAAGCCATCCTTTTTGGCCATGTTGTGGCTGTCGGTCATCATCTTGGCGACGCCTGGGAAGCGCTCGAAATAGGCGTTAATGTCTTCCTGCGTGTCGGCCTCGGACTTACCGGTGGTTTTCATAAGCTGCCAAGCCGAGGCACCATAGGTGGAGGCTAGGGCGATAACCTTGGACAAGTCCCTGAGTTTCTTGTACTTAACCCCAAAGGCGTCAGGGCTGCCCTCTTTCTGCGGGGTGCAGTCGGTCTTTCCATAGACCTCCATGCCGATTACCGAGTAGAAGTCGTCTTCGCCTTTGAAAGCTGCTTTGAGCCTTTCGTCCTGCGAGAAGTACGCAAAGACACGAGGCTCGAGCTGAGAGTAGTCAGCCCCGACGAAGACTTTACCTGGGCGGGAGACGATGCACGCTTTGACCCTTTTGTCGTCCCTCGGGAGGTTTTGGAAATTGGGATTGCGACTACTGTACCGTCCACTTGTGGTTCCGGTTTGTAGAAACTGCGGTTGGATAGCTCCATAATTAAGTCGTTCTTCGATACCTTCAACGTAGGTGTGGAGGATTTTTTGCTTTTTTTGGTATTCGAGGAACTTTTCGATCCATTTGTACTTGGGCGCGTGCTTTTTGAGCGCTTCTTTGTCAACCGCGATGTACGCCCACGGCTCTTTGTACTTTTTGCCACCTTTACCGTTGGCAGGTTGGACGTAATATTGTCCAGCATTCTGCTCGACCGCTCTAATAAATTCGGACTTAGCTCCACGCGTGTAGGGAATTCTAAGACCGAGCGCTTTGGCAACCGACTTACCTTCCTTTGTAAGTCCATTAAACTCCAGCCCGTAAACAGAAAATACAAGCCAAGAAAGTTGCACATTCGAGCCGATATTGAAAGTGTTCTTTTTGTTAGTGCCAGGATATTTGTCAGATATGCGCGCTTTGATTTCAGCATATATAAACGAATGAGCCTCCGCGCACTCAGCTTCAAGCGTCTTTTTGAGGGTTGTGAGGGCGGTTGTGTCGACTCTGAGTCCAACGGTATTGAGGTCATAGGTAGCTCCCTTGAGCAATGGCATTGATTCGTCTTCGTAAAAGAACTGGTCTAGGCCCTGGTCGTATAACTCCGGTACTAGGGCTAGGAACATCTTATAGGTCAATAGGGCATCCTGAGCACCGTACTTGGCGATTAGCTGCCAATCAGCCTTATAAAGCTCATAATTGGCCTTGGAGGCGCTTCCACCGTTGGCGACGATACTTTCCTTCATCGCCTTGGCTTCGTCGGCCGCAGAATCACCAAAGAGGTTGGTGGCCAGTTCTTTAAGGCCAATACGACGATTTTCGTCGAGCAAGTGAGCTAGCACCATGGTGTCGGTGTGTAAGCTGTTGATAAGACTTACTTTGAAGAAGTTTTCGACCATGGTGCAGTCAAATATCGCGTTGTGCATGATTAGGCGCTTAGCGGCGAGGACTTGGATTAGGGCCGTAGCGGAGACTTTATTGTCCCAATACTTGAGTTGTGATGCATCTTTGTCCCAATACGACAGGACGACGTAAAAAGCCTCGGTTTCGTCGAAACACAGGGAAAATCCAATGATTTCAGCGCCCTTATGGACACCCGTCGTCTCTGTGTCGAATGCCACTAGGTCAGCGGTTTCAAGACGCTGACGGAGGGCATCAATGTCTGACGGCTTGTGTATTACTGTCAGTTTTGGCACTAGGCTCCTCCACCCTGCGCGACTCGTAACGAACGATATCTGTCTTTTTGTCTAGTTTCCGCAAGTTAGTTGCGGTTTTAACCCAGTACTCCGAGGCTTTCTCTTCGTCTTGAGTTAATTCTCGCACCCGCTCGGTCTCTGGATCAAAGAAAAACTGGTAACACGTATCTTCTTTGATGCGGTCTTTGTTCTGTAGTTTATGCCGTATCTTGGCGAACTTCACCGCCATTACCGTGGGTGCGCCTTGAGTGTAGGTGCGTTTGAGAGGCTGCCAAAGACAAATACAGTAGTCGACGAAAGACTCAAAAAACACCGTGCCGTATGCGGCAGATTTGTCTAACTCCAGGTCTCCAATGCCCGCTTTCTCCCTGGGAGCTTGAGAGAGCATGATGAGCATAGTGTTGGTGGCCTGCGCTACTGCCTTCATCTTACGGCAGATAGAGATAAGCCCGTCCGCCTCTCCATTCTTGGTGGACTTCTCAAGAACGCCAATGTGGTCGATGACGATGGCACCAGCTTTAAGCCCTGTCTCTTTCTGCCACGTCGTTATGTGCTCTTGGACCATGTCGATAGACATGTGACGATATTCGCCTGATTCCGCATAGTTAGAGACTATGTGTATTTTGTCATAGAGCGAATCATTAATGCCGCAGATGGTGCGGATACGGGACGCAATCTCGCCAATAGGCTGTTCAAGGGAGAAGAAGAAATGGTGGTATTCTGGGTTGTTCTCTGCAAACCATAGGAAGGCGTTAAGCGTCAGAGTGGTCTTGCCCACTCCGCTGCCGCCTATAATACCGATAACTTGGCCTAAGCGAAAGCCATGCACGGTGTCGTCAATGAGCTTGTTACAGGGGAAGCGGGTACCTTTGACGGTCTCTTCGCCCTTGGACAGAATGTCCCTCACCGTGGGGGAGGTCTGGGCTTTTACTTCTGGCGTAGCGGATTCGAAGGTCCAGATTTTGTCTATGATGTTCTCAGCATAGGACGCACGGTGTACAGGAAGCCGACCTAGGGCCTTGGCGCTGTTTACCAGCACGGAGGCGGCTTCATCCCTTGTAAAGCCATGAGCAAGCATAATGTGACCAAGACGGTAATCATTTTTACTCCTGTCTGAGGCCCCTCCGGCCCAGATATCTTTGACTTCGTGGTTGGA